GGTATTTTCGTGGAAAACATGCTCAAGTTTTTCTTGGGTAATATTGCCCCAGTCATTTAATTCAAGTTCGCTTAAAATGCGTTTTTTCAATTCAAGTTCCACTCTTAAAATTCCCAAATCCCTAGCGAATAAAAAACATTCATCATTCTCAGACGTACCATGAGCCAGCATTTCAAGGTGTTTGATATAAGCCTTGAGCATATGCCGCGTGTTTGCCCACCAAACAGATTCATCACCTGCTATGCCCTTCTTACTTCGGGCAATGGACTGAGACCCAAGCCACCTAATAGCTTGCCGGGCTTGTAATTCATTGCCAGTTGCGAAATTACAGGTGAGGTCCAAACGTGAAAAAACTGCACCGCGTTGGAAAGTTGATTCGCCTTTGATGCCCTTTGAAGCCGTAAAAGTTGGGAAGCCAAGACTAGTGAGTACTCCATTAATTGCATCTTTTGTTTGCTGCCAACCAAAATTGTATAAGTTGTCTTTGCGAGAAAAACGACCGATGTTGCCTGATAAGGAAAGACGGAAACCGTCACATCCAATACGGAGCCTTGTGTCATGGCTGCCTGTAATGCTCGCGGACTGATTTCGCTCAGAACGGGGATTGCCTTGTGCGTCATAGAAAACGATTGCACCGCTTGAGAGGACTGGTAATCCCCCTTCTTTAAAATGTTGAGAAACGGTGACCCAATCGACAAAAATTTCATTTTGCATACCCCTTTTTCTTTCTCAAAATTCCCAATTTGGGAATGAACGGACTAGTGTTACTAGTCCATTACAGAAAAAAGCCCCGACCGAAGTCGAGGCAATTAAATTACTTTGGAATGACATCGAAGCCAACCGCAACAGATTCGAAACGACCAAAACGAGGGCGAGAATCCATGTGAAGTTCAACCAGTTGAGGGAATTTAAAACCGTTGAAGTCTTGAAGTTGCAATTTTTCAGCATCGAATGGAACTTCTGCAATCTCATAACCCTGACCTGATACAGTCATTTTTTCATTACTTGACGTTTCAATTGGCACTAAGCCAAAAATTGAGCAGATGTCATAAGGGTTACCAGCTTTTGATTTATCGCCTTTAATACGTTTGATTCCTATGATATTTAGTCTCATGGTTCAATAATCCTTAAAATATAAAATTGCATTTCAAATGAAATGTAACGCCTTTATACATGAAAGTTGAAATGCTTGTCAAGAAAAACCAGCGCAAAAGGGGTTTTTTTATTAAAACCGTCTACAGGGCGCGAAGTTATAGCGGTGATGAATTTTCGGGAGAGCCTCGCGTTTTCATGCCTTGAGTATCAGCACCAATGCGAAAAGCGTCTACATCAGGGCTTCGCCCCGATACCCCATTAGGCGAGGGCGCAATTGCGCGCTGAAGCGCGCCATAACGCCCTTCGCCATGAGTTTTACAAGCTGCTGTAATTTGTGCGCCTTTAAAGAACAGGAAGCTGGAACAATCGGTTAAATGATTGATAGCATAACCAGCTTTTTCTAGTTGAATATTTGTTACATCAATTACAGAATTTTCAGATTCTAAACGGTAATAAATTATAGTTTTTTGTTTGGATGATATAGAACCAGTAATATAAAACTGATAACCAATAAAAGGATGTGGAACAAGAGCTATTTCTTGCACCGCTGGCTGGTTATTTATATTATTTAATGGCTGGATAGCTTGAATGATATTTGAATCGTTTTTGGGCGGTTCCTGAACATCTTGTTTTATTTCTTGTAAGGGGTGTAATTTTTCACTAATACGAGAATAAATCTTATTGCCAAAATAAAACATAGCAATGGTAGCAATAAAAAGATATAACCAAATTTGATGAATTCGCCTTGGCTGTTTAGTATGTACCTCAGCACTTTTATACAAACTAAAAACTTCTTTTGGTGGTGAATAACTACGCTTTGTTGCGGCATCTAAATTACTTCTATTTGTTACATCATTAAATTCAAACCATTCAAACAACTTACGCCCCAAAATAGTATTTTTAATATGAACATGGCGACCTACTAATTCACGAGCGTTTATGTCTAGAAGATGTGGTTTTTGGGTCAATAGAATAATATCTAAACCAGTATGCCGATGCGTTTCTAAAGCCATAACATGCGGTGGTGGTTTAGTACCTGATGAACGATTGCGAAAAACCCTTTGAGCTTCATCAACAACTAAAATAGAATTTGGTGGAAAAGTATAATAATCAAGAAATAAACTAGGGTCTTCACTTGATACACGTTTTTCAGTCCATTGTTCAACTGGTGGTGCTTGAGTATGTTCAAGTAATAAATTATTAATACCCATAACGAATACAGGTCTTGAAGCAAAACCTGCTTTTTCATTTTTAAGTAAGGTATGAACAAGCATAGCGGTCTTACCCATACCTGGTACACCAGTTATTAAAGTAATCATAGTACTTTAAACTTTTTAAGTGCTGAAATAGATGCGGCAGTTGTAAAGGCACCAAGAATAATAGCTAAGGATTCGGGTAAACCGTACAACGTAATAATTTGCATAGTTTTAGCTGGCAATCCACTCATTTGCGTAATTATATGTGATTTTACTTGGTCTATTAATTGAGAATAACCAACATAGGTGACAAGACCAATACCAAGCGCAACAAGCACTTTTCTTGCAATTGGGGTTACTAAACCTATAAGAAAACCAGCTAAAGGTAATGCCATAATATTTAATCCTGATTGACTGCGGCACTAACAATATATGCCGCACTTATCCATGAAAAGATGAGAACGAGAAATTTAAAAGCACTTGCATACATACATAACCATTCATAGCTAAGCGGTATTGTATGACCACCAATTGAAACACTATCTGCGGCAGGACAGCCACCAGCAGAAGGTATACCTGAAACTGGATTAAAATTTAAATCAATATCTGAAGTGCCAATTTCATCCGCAACAGGTTCATCACCTTGTTCAAAACATGCAACTTTATTTTCATTTTCAGGTTTATCACAATAAGCTTTACATGCTGGAATATCAGGGTTGTCCTCACACAAATTATCTGATGCTTTACAACTAGGTGCATTTGGATTTTGTTGGCAAAATGAAGGAGTATCTTGTTCTTTAGTTTCAGTTGTTATAGTACCGTCAGGATTTGTTGTTGTTGTTGTTGTTGTAGTTGTATTGGTTAAAGGATTATTAACTGATGAAGTATCAACTTTAGTTGCACCATTATTATTGGTAGTTGTTTGAGTAGATTGATTTGTAGAAGTTAAGGGTGGAGTACCTTCTGTTCCTGATTTAACGCAAACTGCTAAACCGTTTACAGTACCAAAACTCATGCCCTTAGCCATACAATCTTGTTCAGGTGTAGTTGGATTGCTTGCAGTATTAGCAACACATGAATTACCAGTAAATTTAGCATCATTTAAACAGGTAATATTTTGAGGGTCGCCAGTTAAACAAAGAGAATCATAAATATCAGCCTCACAATTATTAGCACATAGAGTATTTGATTGCGTTGTTGTAACTTGATTTTTTATTAACAAACCTTTTAATGGTAAACACTCGTCAGGTTCACTACAAGAACCTGATTCAATATTCAATACAGAAGGCGCAATACAAGAACCAGTACAGAGCAAAGTAGGTACATTGCCTGAAGCAGTATAACCAATAGCGCAAGTTTGAGATTTAGTACCAATAATAGAAGCGGTTGTACCAGCATTAATAACAGTACCATTTGAAGTTGTAACAACTAAAATTTTAGCCATTAAATTTGCAGTTGCAGGCTGAGTATCACACTCAATAAGCGTAGCAGTTGACGAAGGTACAGCAGCGCGATAACGATTCAAATAAACATTACAAGCATCAATAGCGGAATTTTCAGTTTTACCAGTTGGATAAACTGGCGGTTGTTGTGCAGTTGTATATTTTACAATGGGGTTATAAGTATCTGCTTTTGCAGTATTAAATTCGGAAACAACAAAAGCAAAGAATAATGCTGCTATTAAATAACCAATTTTCTTGATCATTGCATGAAAGAAAATTTTAATCATTTAATTGCCGCCCAAACTGATAAAACAATCATTAGGAAGCCAGCCCACATATAAATATCATTAATAACTTGCATTAACCACGATTCCTGATTGCACGAGAAATTAAATAAGTAAAAATCATAACAGTAGCAACACCCCAACCTAATATGGTTCCATCCTCAAACTGGGTTAAAGGGTCGTTAGGTAATTCGCAAATGGCAAAGAGAGGGTTAGGTTCAGAAACGCTATAATTAACAGTTAGTGCGCCATTAGAAGCACGTGTATGTTTGACTAAGTTCCAAGTTTCGTTAGATTGTTTAGCGTAAAAAATTGTGTATGTTGTTGTAGTACCTAATATAGAAGGCGGGATACTTTGAAAATGTGCATCTATAGCCTCTTGAGCTAATGACCAACACACACCTTCAGAAAAGTATCCCGTTGCCATCTTAGCGACCGCCTTTAGACTTAAGCCAGAATACTAATGCAACAACGATTGCCATTACTAGCAATGCATAACCCAAAGTTTCACCGTCAGCTTGTGCTGCTGAAATTGCAGTTGTCACGGTTGTTGGAATAGCCGCAAAAACAGACAAAGGTGAAAGAGAAACAACTAAAGCACCGACTTTTTTTAACATGATAGAACCTTTCAAAAAGCACATAAACGAAGTGCGCGTACTAGGCAGTAAGCCCAAGTCTGATATTGATTTCGTCACGGATGCCGAATTCAAGTAATTTTGCTTCTTTATAATTAACAGCAGAAACCCAAAAAGAATAACCCTGATAAAAGAAGGTATAGCGTTTCATTAAGCAACCTTCTCACGTGCTATGTACCAATCGGGCGCAACAGTAGGAACAAGCTCTAAAATACGAGGTTTGGTTTTTAGTTGTGTAATGTTGCGCTCAGATAAAATGTCTATGCCATGCTCACGTAAAACTTTTGCATGGCGATAGAGTGTGCCATTAGATAATAAACCTTTTAAATCTTGCCCTGCTAACCAAGCAGAGGCATAGATACGTGATTTTTGAGGAATGATGTCTAAAATATTAGCTTCATTTGAATTATCTATTTTATGTAGCAAAGCGGTATTTTCGTGGAAAACATGCTCAAGTTTTTCTTGGGTAATATTGCCCCAGTCATTTAATTCAAGTTCGCTTAAAATGCGTTTTTTCAATTCAAGTTCCACTCTTAAAATTCCCAAATCC